ACCTAATGGACAATTTGGAACGAGATTACGTGGAGGAAAAGATGCTGCGTCTCCTCGTTATATTTGGACAATGTTTGAAGCATTAACAAGTAAATTATTTATGCAAATAGATTATCCTGTATTGAATCAACAAGATGATGACGGTTTACCAATTGAACCAGAATTTTATGCACCAATTATTCCTATGATTTTAATTAATGGTGCTAAGGGAATTGGTACTGGTTTTTCTACAACTATTCCATCATTTAATCCCAAAGAAGTAATTCAAAATATTAAAAATAAATTAACAAAGAAACCTTATATTTTTATGGCTCCTTGGTATCAAGGATTCAAAGGTGAAATTAAAAGAAAAGATGATACATATGAAATGTCTGGTAAATGGCATATTAATGAAAAAGGAAATAAATTAATTATTCACGAATTACCTGTTGGTGAATGGTCATCTGATTACAAAGAGTTTTTAGAAAAAATGTTAGATGATACAACACCTCCTAAAAAAGATGGTAAACCAGTAAAAGAGAAAAAGAAAAATCCTTTTATTGGTTATTCTGATAATAATACTGATATGAAGGTACATTTTGAATTAGAATTTGAACCAGAATATTTAGAAAATATGAAAGATGTAGAATCAACTTTCCATTTAGTTAAGAAAATTTCTATTAGCAATATGCATTTGTATAATAAGAATGGAGCAATACAAAAGTATGATACAATTGAATCTATATTAGATGAATATTATGAAGTCAGATTAGATTTATATCTCAAAAGAAAGAATTATTTATTAAATGAATTATCTGCACAATTAAAAATAATTAGTTGGAAAGTAAAATTCATTTTAATGATTATTGAGAAGAAATTAGAAGTTAATAATAAAAAGAAGAGTGAAATTGAAACTAAATTAGAAGAAAATAAATTTCCTAGACACGAAAACACTTATAATTATTTGCTAGGAATGCCTATTTATAATTTAACTAATGAAAAAATCGAAGAGTTAAAGAAACAAGAAACAGAAAAACAATCTGAATTTGACTCTTTAGTTGAAAAGACACCAGAACAATTATGGATAAAAGACTTGGATGAATTAGATTTAGCGTATGATAAATGGATGGAAACCAAGCAAAAGGATGCTAGTAATGAGGCTGGTACAAAAAAGAAGAAAACTTTGCTCGCTACAAAATAAAGTGCTATATTAAATTAATTTAATTTAAAAAAATATAATTATTATATACTCTATTTTATATAATAATAATGGGAGCTACTTTATCCACTTCAGCTGGTTGCGAAGGAAGCACAGTTAAATTATCTTGTCCTAATGGTCATATAATGAAAGGTTCTAAAGTTAAATATGGAAGATTTGATAATAATACTTGTAAAGATCCAAAAATCACAGCATCAACACCATCTTTATTTAAAGAATATGCTATTCCTAAAAAATGTGTAAATAAAGAAAATTGTCAATTTGATATTAGTGAATTAACTATTAAAGATGACCCTGCACCTGGTTTATCTAAACAATTTGAAGTTGCATTAGCCTGTTTTGAACCTCCTCGTATTCCAGGTTTAAAAGCTATTTTGAAGAAAAATCTTCCTAAAAGAAAACATAAAAAGGTTGTAAAAAGTTTAGTATCAAAATTATTCAGTTCTAAATCTGTAACAGAAACTAAACCAATTACTATTGTTCCTAAAAAAGAAAAAAAAAGTAAATTAACATTAGTTCAAATCTTTACAAATAAATTTGTATTATTAGCAATTGCTATAATTATAATTTTATGGATTATGATAGTTAATAATCATAAAACTAATGTAGCCAATGCAATAAAAAATTAAATAATTATAGCTTTCAATATTTAATTAATTAAATTATTTAATTAATTAAACATTTTAAAGATTATTTCATTTAATAACTAATATGTCTACAGATAAACAAAAACTAACCGCCTCAATTATCACAGTAACACAATTAAAGAGATTTAATTGCTTGGAAGTACTTGCCGATATAATTAAGGGTCAAACTTATACAAACATTATAGAATGGGTAATTGTAGAAGGTAGTAAAGAAGAATCAGATGCATTATTTAATAGTGAAAATATTAAAATTCTTAAAGATGAAATTAAATTAAAATTTCCTATAGTTTATGTTCCTTGGAAAGAAGGGCGTAAATTAGGTGAATTAAGAAATGTAGGTAATAAAACTTGTAAAGGTGATATTACAGTTTGTATGGATGATGATGATTTTTATCCAGTAGATAGAGTTGAATACGCTGTAAATAAATTAGCTTCATCCAAAGCAAATATTGCAGGATGTTCGGCTGTATTAATTTATGATTATTTTTTAGATAAATTATATAGATTTATTCAATTTGGTCCTAATCACTCAACAAATAACTGTATGGCCTGGAAGAAAGAATACTTATTAACAAATTCACACGATAATAGTAAAGAAATGGCTGAAGAATCTAGCTTTACAAAAGAATTTAAAGAACCAATGGTGCAATTAGAAGCTGAACATACTGTAGTTGTATCAAGTCACGATGGAAATACATTTAATAAAAGAGAATTATTAGTTGGAGGAACTATAAAATGTAATAACTCATTAAGTGAAGTAAATGAACCAATTACTAAATATATTAAAGAACCATATTATACAAGATTAAGAAATAATTTTTATAAAGAAAGTGAAAGCAAATATGATATTATTTATATGGCTGGTGGATTTTCTATTAGATGGAAAGCAAATGATGGTTCATTAGGTGGTAGTGAACAAGCTATAGTAGCATTAGCATCAAATTGGGTTAAAATGGGTAAGAAAGTTGCTGTTTATGGTGAAGTAGAAGAATGTAATTGGTTGGGAGTAGATTATATTAATTGGAAGAGATTTCCTTTTGAACAAAAACAAAAAATAGTTATTTTATGGAGATTATATGGTCTTTGGTCAGCTGCACCATTTCCTATCAAAGCAGAAAAAATATGGCTAGATTGTCACGATAATTTTAGTGGTCAATTTAATGAATCTTGGAAATTATATGGTAAGAAAGTACAGAAAATCTTTTTTAAGAGTGAATACCACCTTGAACAATTTGAATTCCATACAAAAGAAAAATTATCTCCATCCAGATATGCTATAATTTCTAATGGAATCCGTGTAGATGAATTTTCTAAAAATAAAGATAATGTTCAAAGAAATCCATATAGATTTGTATATTGCAGTTGTTATATGAGAGGATTAGCCGAACTTTTACAATTTACATGGCCTGTCATTTATCAAATTGAACCAAGAGCTGAATTACATGTATATTATGGTATGGATAATATTAGAGATGAAAAGATTAAAGGCGTATTAAGGCAATTATTATCTCAACCAGGTGTAATGGACCACGGAAGACAACCTATGGATATTATTATTAGAGAAAAGTATATGTCTAGTTTTCATTTATATGTTTCTAATACACCAATTGAAATTGATTGTATATCTATTAGAGAAAGTTTAGCAACTGGTGCAATTCCATTAATTTCCAATTATGGTGTTTTCAAGAATAGAGAAGGAGTACATTTTGAACTTGATGAAAAGGATGGAAAATGTTATCAAATGATTGGTGTAAAAATTGGTCAACTATTGAAACAAGGTGATAAATTAAATGGATATAGAGACCAGCTAAAAAAATCAAGTTTATTAGTCAATTGGGCAAATATTGCTAAGAAATGGGTTGAATTGTTTTAAATTTTAATAAACTTTTTCTTATTTGTTGTTATAATATCTTCTTCATCAGAAGATGAAGAAGATGGTAATGGAGGTAATTTTTTTAAAATTGATTCATCATCTGAATCTTCTAAAAAATTAGTAACAATTGTGGATGAAGATGGTTTAACTCTTGCTTTTGAATTAATTTCTTTACTAATAATATCAATATTATTAATAAAAGCATTATCATTTTCTTGGGTTATTTTTCCAAATTTATTTTCAAGTAGAATTTTTATAATTTCTTCTATATAATAAGAACTTGTATCTAATTCTTTTATTTCACCATTTCTCATATTCAATATTTTAAATTTACGTTTTCCTTTATTAGATACTTCTTTCCACATCCAATAATAAATAATAACTTGTAATAAATGTTCTAGATTTAATGTATCAACACATTTTAATTCCCATACTGTTTCTTTATCATATGCATCTATTCTACCATTTATATAAATTGTACCGTATTCTAAAAACTTAGAACATTGATATTTAATCTCTTTTTCATATTTGGTATCATTTGATAAATATTCAGATAATGTTTCTAAACAAGGTGTTATAGATTTAATTTTTAACCAATCTTTTCTTGTAATTTGATTTAATCTATTATAAATTTTTTCTGTTAAAGAATTATAAATCATTGATAAATACATAAAATCAGAAATTTTTTCCAAATTATTAAGTTTCAAATAATGACTTTTTAGAAACAAATGTTCATCTTTATTTAAATTATTATATATTTTATCAGTAATTTTTTTAATACTGCAATATCCTTTTTGCTTATATTCATAAATAGCTGGTATAGCAATTCCATTAAAATCTGAAACATCTTCTACCTTATTATCAATACTAATTTTAGAAGGTATATCTACTGTATATTTTGGATATTTAATATCACTAAATACTTTTTTAGCTAATATAGATAAAATTTTTAAATTATCTTCCTTTATAAATTTAACTAATTCAGTAGGTGTTGTCGTTAATTCTTGTTTTGGTTTTAATTCAGTTATAAAAGGTTCAGATGGATGGTCTATAAATTCAATATAATCACAATTTTTCATTTCTTCATATGATTTTTTTAAAAATTGTAATGGTCCATTTTGGTAATGTTCTAATAATATTAAAATTTCCTTCGCTCTAGTTGCTGCAACATATAATGTTTCTGGACATTTACTAGGATCTGAATCAATTGCATAATATTGAAAATATTTTGAATCAAAACCAACAATTATAACAACTTTTCTTTCTCTACCTTTTACTGAATGAAATGTAGAAAACACAATTTTATTTTTAATTAAATCGTCATCAATTCGTTGGTCTTCTGAATTATGATAATAGACTGGTAAATTATCCATAACTAATGCATTTTCTAATTTACGTATTGGTGAATTATTGTTTTTAGAATTTAATGATGGTGCTAATATGAAAATATCTTCATATTTAATATTTCTTTTTTTAATTAATCTATGAATTATATCAGTAATTTTTTTTATTTCTTCAAATAAATTTAATCTGATATATTTTACACAAAAACCATCTCTAATAGTATTTATTCTATTATATCCTAACATTACTTCATTTACAAATGAACTAATTTGATTAGTTAATCTATATGATGTTGATAAAAATACAGATGTAAAAGTTTTGGGCCAAACTTTATCTGCTAAAGTTAAAAATCGTGTATCTGCACCTTTTTTCCCATAAACTCCTTGATATTTATCACCTAGAATAACCATTTGAAAATTATGTTCCATATCTTTCTGAAATTTATACATTAATTGAAAAAATAAATTTGTCATATCTTGAGCCTCATCTAATATAATTATATCAAATTTAGGTAAAATTATTTGAGGTGATGAATTAAAATCAATTATTCTTCTAATTGCATCATTATTATGCCCATCTTTATTATAATATTTTACTGCTAAACTATTGTATGTATGAACTTCTATATTTTGTAATCCCATTTCTCTAGCTTTTGTTCTAACTTCTAATCTTAATAATGAATTATATGTTATTTGAATAATTCTTTTATTTGGATAATTTTTTGCAATAAATAATACAGAAGTAGTTTTACCAGAACCAGCAACACAATCACCTACTAGATTATTATTTTTGCCAATTTCTTTTATAATATTTTGTTGTTCATCACTTAGTAAAATTGTCGACATTAATAATACAAGTTAAATATAAGCCAATAATATGACAATTTTTTAATTTAAAGATATTTTTATTTAATATTTAATGTCTTCGTATGATATAGTATTTTTTGCAGGAGAAAAAAATTGGGATCCAGAGAATAAATCATTAGATGGTAGTGAACAATCTATTGTTTTTCTATCGAATAGTTTTTCTAAAATGGGAAAAAGTGTAGCAGTTTATGGAGGTTTTTCTGATAAAAAAATTAATGATGTAGATTATTTTAATTTTTCTAATTTTAGTTATGAAAATAATTATGATGTAGTTATTATTTGGAGATTATTTGGGTTATCGACTTGTTTATTAAATGATTTGAAAGCAAACAAAATTTATTTAGATGCACACGATACTTTTTCATCAGAATTTCTTGAAAAATGGAATCAAAATAATAAATTAATAAATAGAATATTTTTTAAGAGTGATTATCATAAACAATTGTTTGATAAAGCAACTAATCAAAATTTATCAAAGGAATTATATTCTATTATTCCAAATGGAGTACGTGTTGAATCATTCTCTATAAATAAATATAATACTAAAAGAAATCCTTATCGTTTTTGTTATTGTAGTGGTTACTCTAAAGGATTAGCTGAATTACTTCAATATGTTTGGCCATTTATATATCATTTTGAACCTAGAGCAGAATTTCATATTTATAATGGAATGGAAAATTTAGATATAAATACGAAAACATTATTTAATCAATTATTATCACAACCTGGAGTAATGGAACACGGTAAACAATCAATGGCTATGATAATTAGAGAAAAATATATGTCAGGTTATCATTTATATATTACAAATACACCAGATGAAATTGATTGTGTATCTATTAAAGAGAGTCTTGTAACTGGTTGCATTCCATTAATTTCTAATTTCGGTATATTTAAATCAAGAGAAGGTATTCATTTTGAATTGACATCAAACACTGATATAGAATGTTATCAAAATATTGCAAGAAAGATATTAGAAGTATTGGAACAAAATGAGAAGTTAATCGGATATAGAGAACAACTTAAAAAATCATCATTAATAATTAGTTGGGATAATGTAGCTAAAGAATGGTTAAGAGAGTTTTTAAAAAATTGATAAAGAGATATTATAATATTATTTACTTAATACTATTATAATGTCAGATAATAATAACGTAGACAAACCAATTTCAGACAAGCCTAGTTTAGAATTTCAAATATATGATTGGTCAGAAGATCATTATGTAGATAGAACTGAGGATGAAAGCGGTAGTGATACTGATAAAAAATTAGGCGAATATATTATACATATATTTGGTAGAACAGCAGATGGAAAATCAGTATATGGTAAAATATTAAATTTCACTCCTTACTTTTATATCGAATTACCGAATGAATGGTATGGTTTAGATGAATATAAAACAAAAAGAAAAATAGAAGGTTTAAAAGATTATCTTGTAGGTAACTTTAATAAAAAAATATGGGGAAAATTTAAACCAACATTATTAAAAATAGATTTAGTAAAAGCAAAGAAAGCCGATGGTTTTACTAATGATAGAGAATTTAAATTTGCTCGACTAGTTTTTAATAACAGTGATGGTATGAAAAAGTTTCGGGTGTTTTTTGAAGAAAATGATGTTGAATATGATTTCAAAAAATATAAATTTAAAACATTTGAAGCGAATCTTCCACCAATGTTTAGATGTTTTCATAACAGACACATTACTGGCTGTTCTTGGGTAGAAACATCAAAATATGTTCAAGTAAAAAAGGCTGCTATGAAAGAAAGTCATTGTGATATTGAAATCAATGTTAACTGGAAAGATTTAAATTATGTTAAAAAAGATATGAATGCACCATTAAGAATCGCTTCTTTTGATATTGAATGTTTTTCTCACGATGGACAATTTCCACAAGCAAGTAGAAAACAAGATGCAATTATTCAAATAGCTATTACATATACCTATTTAGGTCAATCAGAACCATATAGACAATATATTGCTTGTTTAAATAACACAGATCCTTTTGATAATAAAACTATTTTAAGATGGTTTGAAAATGAAGAAGATTTAATATTAGATTTTAAAGCTGAATTAATAGAACAAGATTGTGATATTATTACTGGTTATAACATATTTTATTTTGATGAAAAATATATTTATGATAGATGTGAACAAATCTTAGGAATTAAAGATGAAATGAGTTTTATTAGTAAACTGAAAAAGAAATATTGTAACTTTAAAGAAATGAAATTAGCTTCAAGTGCACTTGGTGAAAACTTACTTAGATTTTGGGATACACCAGGTCGTGTACATATTGATTTGATGAAAGATGTTCAAAAAACATTTAGTTTGCCTTGTTTCAAATTAGATTTTGTTGCTTCAAATTTTATTAGAGGAGAAGTTAAAAATTTTATTCAAATAGAAGATAAAAAAGGAAAAGAAAAAGAATATAAATTTGAATTAGAATGTGCATCAGTAGATGATATATGTCAATTTGATTATATTCACTTGGAAGTAATTAGAGGATTTGTATCAGATGAAGTTGGTGAGAAATACATAGTTCTAGAAATTGATAAACCAAATAAAAAACTAATAGTAAAAGGTGATGAATTTTTAGCCCAGGAATTGAAATCTGCTAAAGAAACTGGAGGTGGAAAAATTTATTGGTCACAAGCAAAAGATGATGTTGGACCAAAAGAAATTTTCAAATTCTTTAAAGGAACACCTGAACAAAGATCTATAGTAGCAAAGTACTGCGTGAAAGATTGTAAATTAGTGAGTCTTCTAATGAATAAATTAGAAATCATTACAAAAAATATTGAAATGGCTAATGTATGTTCAGTACCTTTATCTTATTTATTCATAAGAGGTCAGGGTATTAAAATTTTCTCTTTGTGTTTGAAAGAATTCAAGGAACAATCATATATTTTTCCAGTAATTAAAATGACAAAACTTAAAAGATGTATTAGTAAAAGGTCCGATGGAACAATCTGTAATTTTGAAACAAGTAATTATGCTTGTCCAAAATGTAAAGGTAAAAACTTTGAAGAAATGGAAAGTAATGATACTTTTGAAGGTGCTATTGTTTTTGACCCAGTTCCTACTGTGGATTATGAAGCTAATGTAACTAAAGATTATAATTCTCTATATCCTTCTGCAATTATTCAAAAGAATATGTCACACGAAACAATTGTTGAAAAGGACGAGTACGATAATTTACCAGATGTCAAATATTACAATGCACAGTTTATTGATGCTGAAGGTGAAATTCAATATAGAAGATATGCTCAAAAAAATAATAAACTTGGTGTAATTCCAATGATTCTCGACAAACTATTGAAAGAAAGAAAAGCAGTTAAGAAATTAATGGAAGCTGAACCTAATCCGTTTAAGAAAAGAATTCTAGATGCGAAACAGTTAGCTCTAAAAGTAACAGCTAACTCTTTGTATGGTCAATTAGGTGCTGCAACATCGCCCGTTTGTAAAAGAGATATTGCTGCTTGTACAACATCTACTGGTCGTGAAATGTTAATCTTAGGTAAGAAATACGATGAAGAAATTCTTCCTTGGTTATTCAATGGTATGAAAAAAGCACTTGAAAATGGAGATATGAAGACATTTGATAAATTCTTAGATATGGAACTTAAAAATAGAAATAATCCAGAGTTTATAGATAATTTGAAAAAATATTTAACTGAAGGACTAAAGAACAAAACCATCCAACCTGTTGTAAGATATGGAGATACCGATTCTAATTTTAGTTGCTATCGCATCAGAGAAAATGTAGAAAAAGTAAATGAAGATGATTCATTAGAATTATGGAAAAAGATTGTCGATTTTTCAAAAGAATTAATCTTACCCTTTATTCCAGAAGAGTATCAAGAGAAATGGTGTAAATTACATAATAAATATTATAATTCAGAAGATATTGAAACATTAACGTTACCAAACAAATTAGAAGTTAAACCTATACCAGACCATCATAAAGTAATTCTACCAATTACAGATAGATTAAAACAATATTTGAAAGAATATATGGAAGAAAGTTTCTTATCTTGGTTATGGTCAATTCAAGAAGTTGTACTTAGAAATTTAAACAATATGGATTATAAACTTCCTCAGTGGGCTGTACATCAAATGAACAAAATTAGAATTCAAGCAATTGATTTGACTGATGAACATATAAAAGGTTTTGAATCAAGAATAAAACAAATTGATACACAACTTAGAAAAAATAATGAAAAATTTAAAAAAGAAGAAATGGATGATATAACAAAGAAAGAAAACGAAAGTTTAATAAATGAAAGAGATATTCATAAAAAAGAACATACTATAATTTATGAAAAAAGACAAGGTATTGAATCATTAATTAAAAATTTCATAAATGATGTATTAAAAGATAATTGGATACAACCATATTGGACTTTATCTGAAACTGGTGAAAAGATTCATAATATAGAATTTTATAAAGGTGGTAATAGTATTACTGATAAGAGATCATTAGATTTATCAATGGATATTGGTAAATTCTCAGGAGAACTTATTAGAAGTAGATTAGCATTTCCTCACAATTTTGCTTATGAAAAAACATTCTGGCCATTTTTAATATTATGTAAAAAGAAATATGTAGGAAATAAATACGAAGATAATCCAAATAAATATAAACAAGATTTTATGGGCATCGTTCTGAAGAGAAGAGATAACTCCCCTATTGTAAAAGAAGTATGTGGTGGAATTATTGATTTGTTAATTAATAAAAGAGACCCAGAAGGTGCTAAAGCATTTTTAAAGAAATGTTTAGATGATATGTTCGCTGGTAAATATGATATTAAATATTTTCTACAATCAAGAACATTAAAAATGAAAGAATCATATAAAGATTGGACAAGAATAGCTCACGTATTTTTATCAGAAAAGATTGCGGCACGTGATCCTGGTAACAAACCACAATCTGGTGATAGAATAGAATTTTCAGTTATTAAAGTTAAAAATGATGATCCTAAGAAAAAATTATTACAAGGTGAAGTTATTGAAACACCTGCATTTATTAAACAAAATAATTTGGAGATAGATTATCTATTTTATATGACAAATCAAATTCAAAATCCAGCAACACAATTTTTAGAATTAGTTGATAATAAAATTTCTGAATTGTTTGATGAATATAAAACAAAATATGGAATACCAAAATTAGTCAAAGAAAAAAAGGTAAAAGAAATAGTGATAAAAGAAAAGAAACCTAGAGTACCTAGAAAGAAAATAGTTAAAATTGACTCTCCTATTGTAAACCCAACAAATGAAATTAATATTGATGATGAAATTATAATTAATAAAAATGTTGAAGAACCTGTTAAAATTAAAAAGAAAAAGATAACTGTTGTTGAAGAACCTGTTGTTGAAGAACCTGTTGTTGAAGAACCTGTTGTTGAAGAACCAGTTAAAATTAAAAAGAAAAAGATAACTGCAGTTGAAGAACCTGTTGTTGAAGAACCAGTTAAAATTAAAAAGAAGAAAA